ATGCGTGATCCGTATTTGTATGAAGATAGTCAGGTGCTTAAAAATAAGCTGAATATAAGAACGCAGAATGAATTGGATGATGCAGAAGCAGATTATGTGGTTTACCGTCTGAAGGATCTGGCTATGAATCCAATGCCTGGAGCCTATAATACGGAGCATTTTTTGAAAATGCATCATTATATTTTTCAGGATCTGTATGATTGGGCTGGGGAGCCGCGAGTGATTTCCATTTATAAGGAAGAGGATGTTCTTGGCGGAATGTCGGTAGAATATTCTGATCCATTTGATATTACGAAAGATATCCATTTTATTTTGTCTGATATGAGGAAAAAGCCTTGGAAACAGATGGAAAGAAAGCAGGCGTCAGAAGAGTTTTGCGATTCTCTGGCAAGACTTTGGAAGGTACATCCTTTCCGGGAAGGGAATACCCATACTACAATTACATTTTGTTGTCAGTATGCAGATGAAATAGGATTGAAAATAAACAGAGAATTGTTTGAAAAAAACAGCAGATATGTCAGAACCGCACTGGTAGCTTATAATGCGTATTTTGCCGATGGCAGCGATTTTTCAAAGAAAGTATATCTGGAAAAAATAGTGTATGATGCAATGGAAGATTGTGTCTGACATAGCGGAACGAACAAAAACGCCCACCTGATTACGGTGGACGAAATTTCAGCTCAGCCTACGCTTGGTTAGGTGAGTGATTATATAGTAGTGTTATTTGTTGGAAAAAGCAATACGCTAAAGTAAAATTTTAATAGTTGGAACGATAGAGCACTTGTCAAAAATAGCAGGTGCTTTTCTCATATATACGGGGCTTAGAAGGCTCCTTTTTTGATGCCCGAAATGGAGGTGAGGAGAGAATGGCAAGCAGGATCAAAGGCATTACCGTGGAGATCGGTGGCGATACCACGAAGCTGACAGATTCTTTAAAAGATGTAAATGGGGAAATTAAACATACGCAGGCGCAGCTAAAGGACGTGGAGAAACTGCTGAAATTTGATCCCTCTAATACGGAGCTACTGGCACAGAGGCAGCGGTTGCTTTCGCAGGAACTTGCTGCTACAAAGGAAAAGCTGGAAGCGTTAAAGGCTGCCAGTGAACAGGCTAATGCTGCATTGGAAGCCGGAACCATTACGAAAGACCAGTATGATGCCCTGCAGAGGGAGATCATAGAAACTGAGAACGCCTTGGAGGATTTAGAGAAGCAGGCAGGGGAGTCGGCGGTAGCTTTACAGAAGATATCAAAGGCCGGGGATAGCTTACAGGAAACCGGGGATAAGATCACGGATGTGGGAAAGAAGATGTCGGTGGTATCGGCAGGAGTCGTGGCGGCAGGTACGGCCAGTGCAAAAATGGCAATGGGTTTTGAGGATGCCATGGCAAAGGTCTCTACCATTGCGGATACCACACAGGTACCACTTGCGGAACTGGAAAAGCGGATACTTGCCCTTTCCAATGAAACAGGTATCAGTTCTTCGGAGATTGCCAATAACGTGTATGATGCCATATCTGCAGGGCAGTCTACCGGAGATGCGGTCAATTTTGTTACCAATTCCACGAAGCTGGCAAAGGCGGGCTTTGCAGATGCCGGGGCTGCACTGGATGTACTTACCACCATTCTGAATGCCTATGGACTGGAAGCGGATAAGGTTACGGATGTATCCGATATGCTGATCCAGACACAAAACTTAGGTAAGACCACGGTAGCACAGCTGGCGTCTTCCATGGGTAAGATCATCCCAACAGCAAATGCCTATAATGTACAGTTAGACCAGCTTTGTGCCGGGTATGCGGTTATGACCGCCAATGGTGTGGCTACGGCTGAGACTACTACTTACATGAACTCCATGCTGAATGAGCTGGGTAAGTCAGGAACCGGGGTATCGGATATTTTGAAAGAAAAGACCGGAAGTTCCTTTATGGAGCTTATGGCAAACGGGTATAGCCTGGCAGATTGTCTGGAGATCATCGGGGAGGCGGCTGCGGAGCAGGGGCTTTCCTTTGGGGATATGTGGTCGAGTTCAGAGGCGGCGAAAGCCGGTCTTATTTTGTTAGGAGATAGTGCAGAGTCCTTTAATGGAACTCTTGCCAATATGCAGAACAGTACCGGGGCAACGGATACGGCATTTGAGAAGTTGAAGACCAATTCCTATACCATCCAGGTGGCGATCAATCAGTTAAAAAATACGGCGATTGAGCTTGGTTCGGCGATCATGTCTGTGCTGGCTCCTATTCTGATTTCTCTGGCGGAGAAGATATCCGCATTAACCACATGGTTTGCCGGGCTTAGTGACGGTACGAAGAAAACCATTGTTATAATCGGCATGATCGTAGCGGCTATCGGACCGGTACTTGTAGTGGTAGGAAAGGTAATCAGTGCCGTGGGTACGGTTATGACGATTTTACCGAAGCTGGCAGGGATATTGAACGTGGTAAAGGGAGCATTTGCGCTGCTCAATACTACCATGCTTGCCAATCCAATCATGCTGATCATTGCAGCGATTGCGGCATTGGTGGCGGCTTTTGTGTATCTGTGGAACAATTGCGAGGGGTTCCGGCAGTTCTGGATCGATCTGTGGGAGAAGATCAAGGAGGCAACCTCAAAGGCTTTTTCTGCGATCAGCAATGGTATCAAGGATACGGTCAGCAAAATCGGAGAGAGCATTAAGAACGGTTTTAACAATGCAGTAGAGTTCATTACCGGACTGGCATCAAGTGCCTATACCTGGGGCTCTGATATCATTGGCGGAATTGTAGACGGTATCCGAAGCTGTATCAGTAAAGTAAAGGAAGCGGTGACGGATGTGGCAGAGACCATTCGTGCTTTCCTGCATTTCTCTGTACCGGATGAGGGGCCGCTTACGGACTACGAAAGCTGGATGCCGGACTTTATGGGCGGTCTTGCCAAGGGAATTGAGCAGAGCCGTGGCATGATAGCGAAAGCCGTCAATGGAGTGGCTTCGGATATGGTGATCCGTCCGGGGATTGAGTCTGTAGAGGTTGCCGGAGTCGGTGGCATTACCTACGGAGGCACGGCGGAAATGCTATCCGGTATTACCGGGGCTGTTACAGAAGCACTTAGCCGGATGAGCAGTCGGGAAAGAGGGGATATTGTGATCCCGATCTATCTGGGTGGTACCATGCTGGATGAGGTGATCGTGAATGCACAGCAGCGGATGAATTTAAGAAGTGGAGGAAGGTAGGCATGGCATTTTTGGAATATCTGAAATTGGATGGAGTGGCACTTCCTCTGCCGGATGCTTACGATATGGCACTTAGTACGGTGGAGGCTGAGAGCAGCGGGGAAACAGAGGCGGGTACTACCCAGAGAGATGTGGTTCGGCAGGGCGTAGTTACCATTACAGCTTCCTTTTCGGTGACGGCGAAGTGGCTGAAAGCATTGTCGGCATATTCCAAGGCGGATAAGCTGGCAGTGGGGTATTTTGATACGGAAGCCTTGGAGTTGAAGAATACGGAGATGTACATGGAAGACTTTCAGGCGAAGCTGAAGAAGGATACTTCCTATAAGGGATTATGGACAGTGTCCTTTACGCTCCGGGAATTTTAGGAGGTGGATGCGAATGTATCCGGTATCAGAGGCTTTTATGGAGGCAGTACAATCGAATAGCAGACGTTACCGATGGACGGGGCAGATCATTACCAATACCGGGAGCGTAGTGGAGTTTTCGGAGAAGGATGTCATTAAGGGGAGCGGTTATATTACCTCCCAGTGCTGTGGCAGTACGGAGATAGAACTGGGTACAGTCTATGCGGCGGAGATGGGGATCACGCTGCTTTCGGATATCGACCGGTATACCATGGAAGGTGCAACGATATCATTGTTTTATCATCTGCTTTTGGCGGATGGAAGTTATGAAACCGTACCAATGGGTATCTTTGAGGTGAGCGAGGCGAACCGCAGTGTGAAATGTCTGGAAATCAAAGCCTATGATTATATGCTCCATTTTGAAAAGGATTTCGGAGGACTGGATACGGCAGGCAATGCGTATCAGATCATCCTATTTTGCTGTAAGGCCTGTGGTGTGGAATTTGCCTACACACAGGAGGAGATTGAGGCTATGCCAAACGGTTCCACGCTTTTATCCATTTATACAGAAAATGATATAGAGACATACCGGGATGTGCTTTTCTATGTAGGGCAGGTGCTGGGTGGTTTCTTCTGTATCAATAGGGAGGGGAAGCTGGAACTAAGAAAGTATGGTAATGAGGTGGTTATGGAGATTAGCGGAAAGCAGCGGTTCCACTGCAGCTTTTCGGATTTCATTACCCGGTATACAGCAATCAGTTCTACTAACCTGCGTTCAGAAAAAACAGAGTATTATGGGCTGGAAGTGGACGATGGACTTACCATGAATCTGGGGGCGAATCCCTTTCTGCAGTTTGGTCTGGAGGAGACAAGAACGCAATTATGTGAGAATATCCTTTCGGATGTGGCTGTTGTCAATTATGTGCCTTTTGATTCGGAAACCATAGGAAATCCGGCATTGGACTTGGGGGATGTACTTCGGTTTCGTGACGGGCAGGCGGATGCCTCGCAGATCACCTGCATTACCTACTGCCAGTATAAGATTGGTGGAAAGCAGACCTTAAAATGCGTGGGGAAGAATCCGAGGCTTTCCCAGGCGAAGAGCAAGAATGATAAGAATATCGCCGGACTGTTGAACCAGATAGAGTATGGGAAGGTTGGCTTCTTTTCCTTTACCAATGCAAAGGACTTTGAGATAGGGGAAACAGAGATCAAGGTTATCAGTATTGATTTTGCTGCAGGGGAAGTGACACAGGCGGAGTTTATGGGGCTGGTGGTTCTGAAAATATCAGCGGATGCGGTGACACGAGAAGCAGCGGTCAGCGGTACCATTATCGTACCGGTACCTGATAATAGCACAGGTAGTGGTACAGGAAGCAGTGCGGTGGATGTATCTGTAAATGTGAATCTGCCTGTCAGTTGGCAGGAGGACGGACGTGCGGTAGTGCGGGCGAGATATACGCTGAATGATACCGAGATTGAGTTGTTCTATCCTACAGAGACTTATGGCAGCGGAAAGCATACTTTTCCTTTGTATTATCCGGTGGCAAATGTGATCCCGAATCTGCTCAATAACTTTTCTGTATACTTTTCCGTGTCCGGTGGTATGGCATTGATTGAGGCAGGCAGCTGCATGGCAACGATCAGCGGTCAGGGCATGGCAGCAGAGGCTGAGGCGGAATGGGATGGTACGATCTTAGTGGAGGATACCTATAAAAAGTGGATGCTTACAGAGGCAGTAAAATATAAAGCATTTGTGGAAAATGTATCTGTGGTACAGGAGACACCGGAGCCTGTGGGTATCGTGGAGTCGGTACAGAAGTTTAGCCCTGCAGCATTCCCGATGATGTTTGAATAGGAGGCAGTGATGAAATTAAAAGGAAAGACGACAATAGAACTTAAGGATGTAAATACCGGGGAAGTGACAACGGTGGAGCATGAGAATATGCTGACCAATGCGTTAAACATATTCTTTAATCATAATCCTATGGGATTGTTCAATACGTTGGTGAATACCCGGACAATCAAATATTTTAATAGGTATTTCATACCGATCTGTCCGAATCTCTTAGGTGGTATCCTGCTGTTTTCGGAGGCTCTGGAGGAAAATGCCGATAAGATACTTGTGGGGAGCAGTGAACTTCCCATGGCATATGCATCCAATAATGCCAATCCTTATGATGATACCATGCGGGGCAGCATGAATCTGAATGAGAGCATGGCGATTGATAATGGTTATAAGTTTGTGTGGGATTTTACGACCAGTCAGGGGAATGGCACCATTGCGGCACTGGCCTTAACAAGCTGCTACGGTGGAGCTGCTGTGTATGGAAATACCTATGATGATACTTCGCCGTGGTTTTTGATGAAGCAGGATGAGATTTCCGGTCATGCTTCGGAGATCAGGGTATTGTGCCTGCAGGCGGTGGAGATGGATATTGAAAATGAGATCATGTATTCCATAAAATATACAACGGAAGGGATCTATATCTATAAGGTGCATATGCCGATCCACTCCATAGGGCTTACCGATAATCTGGACGGATCCTCATATAAGATTTTGGAGGAGAAGGTTATCGTGCCGTCCACCTTCCAGTTCGTGGATTATATCAATCTGAATGGGGCATTTTATGACGGCAGGGACGGATACTGGTATGGCTTTGGAAACCGCTACAATGGCAGTGGCAGTGCCACGGTGTACTGGATCAAGATCAATAAGACGGATTACTCTTTTACGGAGGGGAAATGGACGTTGGCAAGTACTTATCTGGAAGAGGCAGGAGTACAGGATCTCAGTTATGGTAGCAGGACTTCCAGAGGGTGTATCAGAAACGGATACCTGTACCTTCTGGCATATAACAGGAAAGGGTTTTATAAGATCAATGTAAATGATCCTGCGGATATCTCTCTGATCCCGCTTGGATTTACGACGAATGATTATGGGATCGGAAATGGAACAAGTCCTAATTGTGTTATCGTACTGATCGAGGATATCCTTTTCGGAAAGGAATTTATGATCCTGCCGGATGATACAGTAGTACTGACCAAGGGAGACGATAAGCTGGTATCTATGGCAACGCCGGTATTCCAGTGGAAGCAGTTTCTGATATATTTTACATCCTCGTATCGGAATATATATATGCTGGCTCCGTATCTTGCTACCATAAACAACCTTCCGTCAGCGGTGGTAAAGACGGCGGATAAGACCATGAAGATTACCTATACGCTGACGGAGGAGTCAGATTAATATTGGTTTTTCGCAGCCAGATTCCGGCGGAAAGGATGGTTAGGATTTGGCGGCGGAAGTGCTGTTATAGGTATTGGAAGGTTCTGCAACCTTTAACATGGATTTGTATTCCGATTCCAGATACAAAAGCTCAGAGGTTTTTTGGGTTAATTCCTTCTGAAGCTGCTGATGGCGCTGTACTGCCATTTCTTCTTCGGTGTAAGGGCGGATGCGTACAGCATTCTCTTCGATTTCAACGATCACGGTGGAACCATAGGAAAAACCCAGTTCTTGGAGCCATTTGCCTTCCAGTTGGATTTTAGGTACTGCGTTGGTACCTCTTCCGGGATAGTTTGTTGAATAGCCTACTTTGATGTTTTTGGATTTCATTAGAAATACCTCCTTTGGATTTAGTGCTGTCAGCTTACATGAGACCGGTTGCTTCATCAAGGCAGTAAAGCTCTGGCAAAGCTGACAAACTTATGGGAGGCAGTTTGGCAAAAGGTACAAGTAAATATAGGTGAAATGGGGCGTTCTTTCTTTCGGGAAGGGGCGCCATTTTCATACAAAAAATTAAGAAAGGACGGACGAGAATATGAGAGATGTGATTACAACGATGCAGTGTGCATTTGCGGCATTGGGAGGAGCACTGGGGGCAGTGCTTGGCGGCTGGGATGGCTTTTTGTATGCCCTGATCGTCTTTGTGGTAGTGGACTATCTGACTGGGGTAATGGTGGCGATCCTAAATCAGAAGCTGTCCAGTACGGTGGGATTTCACGGCATTATGAAGAAGGTTGTTATCTTCTTTCTGGTAGCGGTAGGACATATCATTGATGCCTATGTGATCCAGAATGGAAGTGTGATCCGTACTGCGGTGATCTTTTTCTATCTTTCCAATGAGGGCATCAGCATTCTGGAAAATGTCTCCCTCCTGGGGCTTCCGGTGCCGCAGAAGTTAAAGGATGTTTTGGAGCAGTTGAAAGACCATGAAAGGAAGGAGTAGCGGAAAATGAAGCTGGTTACGTGTATTATGACGGAAAATCCCTGCTATAAGGCAGGGAGAAAGATTAAAGTAAAAGGGCTTATGCTGCACTCGGTAGGATGCAGCCAGCCGGATGCGGGAGTGTTTCTGGAGAACTGGAACAGACCGGATTATGACCGTGCCTGCGTACATGGGTTCATAGACGGAAAGGATGGAACGGTATACCAGACGCTTCCATGGGATCACAGAGGGTGGCATTGTGGCAAAGGCAGTAAGGGGAGCGGCAATAATACCCATATCGGTGTGGAAATGTGCGAGCCCTCCTGTATTGAGTATACGAAAGGTGCCTCTTTTATCTGTCACGATAAAACAGCAGCCGTGGAAGTAGTAAAACGTACTTATGAGGCAGCGGTGGAACTGTTTGCATATCTGTGTAACATGTATGGTCTTGATCCTTTGGCGGATGGCGTGATCCTAAGCCATAGTGAGGCAAGAGACCGGGGCATTGCTTCCAACCATGCTGATCCGGAGCATCTGTGGAACGGATTATCCATGGGCTATACCATGGGAGGATTTCGCCGGGCAGTGAAAGCTGCCATGGGTGGTACCGTGCAGGAAGAGCAGGAGAATACGGCTGCCGGTAATGAGATTGCATGGTACAGGGTACGAAAAGACTGGGAAGATGTGGCTTCCCAAAAAGGTGCGTACAAGAAACTTGGAAATGCCAAGCGTTGTGCAGATGCCAATGCCGGATATTCCGTCTATGATCCGAAGGGAATGTTGGTCTATGTGGGAAAGAATACGCAGATTTCCGGCAGTTCCTATATCGTAAAGGATGGGGATAACCTCTGGAAGATCGCAGAAGAAAAGCTGGGTGACGGTACCAGGTATCCGGAGATCATGACGTTAAATGGTCTGGTTACGGATACCATTTATGCCGGACAGATATTAATATTACCGAAGTAGTGATGGCGGCCTTTCGGGGCCGCCTTTTTGAATAGGAGGCGTAGTTGCATGACGGATAGGGAAAAGGAGAAAATCCGTTTTTGGAGAGGTGAGGGCATAGGATACGGAACGATTGCGGAACGTCTGGGGATTTCAGAGAATACGGTAAAAAGTTTCTGCCGCCGCAATCAGCTTGCTGGGGTAGCGGCAAAGGCGCAGATGCATATCTGCCGCCATTGTGGCAAACCGCTTGAACCGCTTCCAAAGCGTAAGGAGAGAAAATTCTGCTCCGAAGCCTGCCGCCGGGCATGGTGGAAGGAACATCCGGAGCTTGTTCATAGACAGGCATTCTACCTATTAGAATGTGCACATTGTGGGAAGGAGTATAAAAGCTATGGGAACCAAAAACGAAAATATTGCTCCCATGCCTGTTATATCGCTGCAAGATTTGGAGACCGGGGCGGCAATGACGGCGGAGCAGTTTGAGCGGGAAAAGAAGTATCAGGCTGCCCTTGCGGTAGCCCGTTCCATGATAGGAAAAGGGATAATAAATGATGCAGATTTCCTGTACATAGAGGACAAATTAAGGGCAAAATTCAAGCCCTTTTTTGGCGGCTTTTTGGTGTGA